TTCCTTTGCTTGTTCAGCAATCAATTTTGCCTGCTCCGCTGCTTGCCGCGCCAGCTCGGCTTTATTAGCAGCATCGGCAAAAAATAGCCTGGCATCCGTAGCTTTCTTACGCTGTTCGACCGCTTTTCCCTCTTGCCGAGCATAATTTTTCGTTGCCTGTTCGACACGTTTAACTCCGGCTTTTGTAGGGTTCAATTGAAGATTTTTCCGTTCAGCCTGCTGTGCAAGCATTGCCGCATATAAACGCGCCTCTTGTTTTCGCCTGTCTATCTCTGCTCTAATAGCTTTTATCGCTGCTTTCTTCGCGTCTGCGGTAAGTTCATTAGCTTTTTCTCGCGCAGCTTCCGCTTCCTTTCCTGTAACCTCTGCTTGCTTTTCAAGAGGGGGGATTTTGCTTTCTTCTTTAAGCTGTTCTTTCAGAATAGCTTCGGTTTGGCGCTTAACGGCCTCCGCCAAAGCCTTGACCGCTTCTTCGTGTGTTTTAACCCGCTCGGCTACAGCTTTTACTACGCGCCCCGATACAGCGCCAGCAACGGCGCCTCCTCCTGCCAAAAACGGAAACGCCTGGGCAGAAGCTACCATGGTATTGCCTGTGTGTTTCAGTACCTCTGAAAACGGCATCGGTTTGCCGTTCTTGCTCACCACGGCTGCCGCGTTATCCATAAGCGAATCAACAAACGTTTGCAGCGTAGGAACGCTGACCGCAATACCGGCTTGCTTGGAAATATGAGTAACGGCTTTCAATACCGTCTGCTTTGTCCCTTTTGCGACAAGCTGCTTAGCTGCTTCAAGCGGTATTTCCTTGGCTGCTCCACCACCGACAAACGTTAAGCCATAGGCGACAGCAGCTTGCCCCAGCCCACTGGCGACAGCAGGGATGCGATCGGCCCCATGCTTCATGGAGTTGTAGACGCCCTGACCGAATCCCAGGATCGCACCCATTCCAGCCATGCCAAAAAGCGTCGGCACTGTTACCGGAGCGCCCAAAACAAATGCCGCCGTGCCGGTAGCTAATCCGGCGCCGAGCATGGCTGCGCCGCCTGGTACAAGGCCGGCCCCAAATTCCATCAGCCTATTAAAGTCATACCAGGCGTGCTGATTAGCGTAATCTTCGCTGTCTTGTTGAGCTTTCAATAGCTGCTTTGTAGCTACGTCCTTTTCGACATCAGCAAAATTCTTGCCGAAAGCCGCCTCCCAGCCTGCACCAGCTTGCGCAAACCCGCCTCCTCCTATAATGAACCCGCGTTGTATCGCGTCAAGCGTCTGGGACCAGCCAGGCACCGGCGCAATGGTTCTGCCGGTTTTAGAAACTTCGATTTGGGACGGCGTGTCAGACGGCTCTGACAGCTGATCAACCGGGTGGTCGTCCATGCCGCGAAACCCGGCTGCCGAAAGCTGAGCATCTGAGGGCGGCGGCGAATTCAAAATTTGATCAAGGCTTAGCGGCAATATAGTAGGCCGACCTTTCAACTGGTCTTCCGTCGGCAACGGCGAACTAATAACCGCGCTCAACCGCTGCTTCAAAAGCTCTTGTTCATTGTCCGCCATCAGTCTGTAACCTCAAAATTGTAAATCTGGCGAAGCTCATCGCGCGTGACTTTCACTGGCGAGCCTGAAGAAGTTGGGGTTGGTATCGTCGGCGGTGGCGGCGGTACAAGAGCACTTCTTGATCTGCCAACATTATTCTTAGTCGTCTCTGCCTTTTGCTCCTTTGTTCCTAGTTGCTGTTCTCGCAACTGCTTCTCTTTGGCTTGAAGAGACGCCAGCTTATCTTGCAAGGAAGCGGAACCGCTGTGAGAGATTGCGTTAAAGACTTGTTGCAGACGATATTCAAACTGCCTTGGGCTCAACGGCTGGGATTGTAATTTAGCCATAGCTTCGTCCCATAACGCTCGTTGTTCCGGTGTGAAACCAGCTGTGGCGACAAGCCCGGCTGTGTATTCCTGTTGCAACAGCATCTTTGCCGCCGTATCTTGTATTTCCTTCAATATTTGTTCTTGCTGTCCTCGCGCTTCAACGTATTCCGGTTTAAGACCGAGCTTTTCGTAAAAATTTGCCCGCCTGCCTGCCTTGCTGTCATTTGACGGCGCGTTGGGATTAAGCTGTTTGACGCTCGAAAACAAGCCAAAAAAGCCGTCGTCCCGACGAAGAGCCGCTAGATTCTTCATCAGGTTTTCCATTTCACGAGAATAGTGGTCAGCCTCTTGAGGCGTGATTGTCCCGTAAATATGGCTATAAGCATAAGCCTGATCGCTTATTTTCGCCGCCTGTTTTATCGCGTCGCTTCTGCGTGCATAGACGTCAGCCGGTGTACCGGTAATCAATTTTCTAAGGTCGTCGCGCAGTTTGTTAAGCTCATTAAGAGAAGCTCTAGTAGCCGCTTTCTGCGCTCGCTGCTCTTCTTGACGCGCTTCAGTTAATCGAGTGCTAGTAATCTTTTGTTCCGTAAGGTTGACAGAAATTTGTTGACCGACTGCTTGAGCTTGAGCAGTATCGGCTTGTTTCGCTTGAGCCGCTATTTTTTCGCGACGGGCGATAATCTCATTTTCTGCTTCCTTCCATGCATTAAAAGCCTCGTTCTGCCCTCTCAGTAAAACTAGCCTAGCTTTATCTGAAAGCAATGGATTTTGCCGAATCTCTTTGATGCGCTCTTGAATTTCATTCAGTTGGCCTTGAACTAGGTTTTCCAGCGTAGGCAAGTCCGACTCGCTAGCAATTTTTGCTTGTAGCCCGATACTAGATGCCGCGTTTTTCGATACGACTTGATTAGTTAGCTCGGCATTTTCCAAATGCCCTTGCTGTTGCTCTTCCGCTGCAATTAACGCATTCGTAATAGCTTTCAAATCAGATTCGCGAAGCTGCAAATTGAATTCGCCCGGATTCGCCAAAACTGCACGCAAGCCTTGAAGCTGCTCAATCGCTGACTTTGGATCGTCATTAAGCCTGGCGGCAACTATTGCGCTCTGAAGTACAGCAGCAGATGAGCCGTAACGCAGGTTTTTAATTTTGCTTTCAACGAATTCCCGGCCCAGTACACTTGTCAAGCTGTTAATCGTCTTTTCTGCTGGTTGAATTAAAGTTTCGCGTTGGAGTAACCGGCTAGCCAGGTCTGTCTTAGTATCGACGTTCACCAGTTCATCAATCACGCCATTAATGATGTTGTCCGGCGCTGCGTGCGCCAGCTGAGTCCCTTTTTCCAGAGCCCAGTTTTCCGCGCCATTTAGAACCGAATTGGCGTGAGAGACAAAAACGCCCTCTGCCTTTGTGCGCAAAAGCGGATCGCTATACTTTGAGAGATAGGCTTCTTTCGCTTTGTCCAGATAGTCCTCCATAGCTTTAGGTAGCTCTTCCGGCCTATCGGCGTACACGCCTTTTAGGTCATTCAAAACGCTGTCCATATCCCTGGCGACTGCGTAGCCATCATTAATGACTCGCTGTTCGGCAATCTGCTGTTTCTGAGCGTTCTTGACCATTTCATATCTATGGGCTAGAACGCCTACACCTCTTGCCGCAGTACCCAGTACGGCGCCGAGCGTAGTAAGCGCCTGATTAGCGGAAGACGCTTCTGCATTTCGAATCGTGAGCGCACCTTTAGCCAGGCTCTCTTCTGCGGCACCTGCCGCTTGATCAACGCCGGGCGTGCCGACCGCGCGGTTAGGAAGATCACCAGGATTATAGGGAGTGATATTAGCCATGGATAAGTCCTGATAAAATGCTCAACCCGCCATACGCCAACCCGCCAAACAGGCTGCGGTAGAAGCTGCCTTTCTCCATCCTCTGGCTGATTTCGTTTTGCGAGCTATTAATATCAGCACCGCCAAGAGCAGCAAGGTATTCAGCAAGCCCGCCATGTTCCACAATTGCCGCGCGAGACTGCGCCAAATCTTGCAACGCTCTGCCTTGCTGTTCTATAGCGTCCAGCTTGAATTGACCGAGCCTGCGCGTTTCATTCAAGATAGCGAGTGGTGTACCCGCCAACGAAACGCCGCTTGAAAGATACGCCTCTGCCTGCTGACCGGCCGCTAGCGCATTCTCACGCCGGAAAAGCGCTTGTTCCTCTTGTGCCTGCTGGTAAGCAATGTCACCTTGCGCACGAAGCGCTGCCGCCTCTCGTGCGGCAGCCTCTTGCTTCAGCACGCCAGCTTTGACCGCTAAGCTATTGCTCAAGTCGGTAAGCTGGTTTTGTTTCTTGAACAGTCCGCCAAATCCCATTTAGCTTAACCCGACTCCAAAGCCTGTATACCTGACCAGTATAACCGTTTACCGCCCCTTCTCAAGTAAAGCCTAAGCTAAGCATCCAACGATCTATATCCTCTGTCGGCAAAGAGACCGTCTGTATCCGCTCGCACCAGGGGCGGCCTTCCAGCCAGCGCAGCCAATCCCGTACAGCTCGCACGAACGACTTTGAAAAACGGCGAACCCGCCGATCAGGGATGATGAAAACTTGCGCCGTTCCTGGTTCAATCTCGTAGTAGCCAGCAACGAATAACGGCTTTTCATCAAGCAAGGTCGTTACGCATACACGCCGCTTATAATCAGTCGGCTCGTTCTTGTCTGCCCATCGACTAAGCTCTGACGCGTTCGCTTCAATAGCTTCGCGCTCGTCAGGCAGCAATTCGAGCAACTGAAGGTCTGCCAGGGTGAACGCGCGAAAAGATAGCCTAAGCCTCTGATACAAGCCCTTCTGGTTCCAAATAGAGCAAGGTAAACGGTGTCGGGTCATCATGCGTAATCGTCGGCTGCTGACCGTCACGCCCCCAGTTTGCCAATTGTGGCAGGTCAACTGTACCTGTAAACGGCTCCGGTACCCGGTCTTCAATGCCCGTAGCTTTATTCATGGTTAGCTTGACCGTCGTATACGGATCAGGTCCGATGTACCCACCAATGCTTTCATGCAGCTTGGCACGTATTCTCGTAACCGCACGCACCCGCGCCGCGGCCCCTTCAACAACAGACACGTCAGGCAGGATTGCTCGCGCTTTAACCGCGAAGCCTACTTGGACTTTGGAAGCGTAAAGGCTCAAAGTGAGCTTGCCGCCGGAAACCGTTTGTGACGGCTGCCTGCCGCCGTCCACCTGCAAATCAACCGTTATGCCTTCATATATATCAAGATTGCTCAACGAGGTGACGGCAAATGCCCAACTGCCTGCCGGGATCATTGCCGTGCTGTCAAAGTCTGACTTGACCAGCGCTTGTACCTGGGTTGCGGAAACATACTGAGTAATCAACGCAGTACCGCCGCCAACACCCGTAGCGTTATAGCTTTTCCAGATTTGCGCGCCAACGTCGGACGACTGGAACACGGGAGCGCTTGCAGTAATAGTGATCGTCAAGCCGGTAGCGGTGCCGCTGATGGTGAGATTGGCATTTGCCGCCACGCCCCTGGCGGTGCCGTCATAAGTAAGCGATGAATCCAGGAACGTCGTTTTCTTGCCAGCTTCCCAGGCAGCGTTTGCCCAACGCGCCATGTCAGCTTTTTTCGCCGTCTTGCTCGTATAAAAAGCGTGCTTCGAGGGAAACACGGGCCACACGTCAACTACTTCAATCGTGCGGTATGTCTTGCCATTCATTACCCGCTCGACGATCAGCCATAGCTCATCAGCACCATTTTCCTGTCTGATAGTGGCTATGTCCAAAATCTTGCCGTTACCGCCAGCAATTATGCGTGTCCAACCGGCTATGTTCTCGATGTTATTAAATGTACACGCCAGAAGTGTTCCGTCTTTTCTCAGACAGAAAATCATATCCGGCGTATTCTTGATCGTTGCCAGCCGGATAAAATCCGACTCCAACCCTAAATGCTCAGAAGTCAGGTTATAGTCGTTCGCCTGGAACGTGTCATAAGCCAGGTTGTATTGAAGCCCGCGCAAGCGCTGCTTGTTTACGTCAACGAATAACAAGTTCCAGTTAATCACCAGTGGCGGCACCCGCGCCGCGCCCTGAAGCGTCGGCAATGTGTTGATCGCAATTGGTGTTGGCGGCTGGTTCCGCTGCGCACCGTAGATGAGCCGGATCGAGCTGGCGCCAAGCAGAGCGAAATTCGCGCCGAATTGTTTCATTTCTCGTATCGTGTCAATCTTGTTATCGACAGGTGAGAATGAAAACGCCATGCCGTTCGTTGGGTCCGCAGCCGAGCCTGTCTTGGTGCTGAGCGTAAAATCTTCGTACCGATTCAAAAACCCGTTTGGTGTACGCGACGCCCACCAGCCTTCCGGGTTTTGATCGGTGGCAGCCATGGTCAGTCTTCCATCAGCCGAGAACGCAACGCAGCCAGGACTACGAGGATGCTTGACAATTTTGTTTGCGGCACCGGCAACGAATGTCGTAAAACTTGTGCTGTCAACATTGTTGCCGTCAACGTCCTGCAAAGTAAAAGTCGTTGGAGTCTTATTGGCGACCTGATAAAAGTTACCGGATAACTCAGTCATCCCAAGTATCTTTTGCATATAAACAATGTCGCCGTTATTCAATCCGGACGTGCTCGCGACGGTAACACGAGCCGGATTACTCTTAGTTATCGCGGTTGGCGTGAATACGGTTTTCGGCGCCACCGGGAATGGATCGCTTTTCCGTTTGTAAGTAACAAGATCCCAGTCGGTAAAGTCGTTTCTGATCAGTTTTTGCGGATCGTATGAGGTGCCGAGGTCCTCATTGCGGCAGTTGATATACATGATGTCTGCCGTTTGCGCTGTGCGAATATAGCTTAGGTCGTCTTCCAGGTATGGTGTCGTCGTCTCGTAGATGCTGGCGACAGTGCCGCCTGAAGTAAACGCTCCATAAGCTGAGGCATCAATAGCTGTTCCCCACTGGTCTTGCAAAGTAAATGAGCTGGCATCCATGCTGCCGCTATTAGCAACGTATGTCCCAAAGCTGGTCGTGTCTAAAGGAACGCCTGTGTTTATGTCCTTGACCGTAAATGTAGTGCTGGTCGGAATCGTGTTCACCAGCCAATTTCCATTAACCTGAGTCATGCCGGTAGCGCCGCTTATGTTTATGCGCTGTCCGACAGAAAGACCATGGTTGGTTGACGTGGTAAAAATCCCTGGATTCGCTTTCGTAATCGATGAGATGGTTTTCCGGTTTGTGTATGTATCAGCAACAAGGAAGAACCGGTTATTAAGCGAAGTCATGCCGCCAACGTCTTTTATATAAACTTCGGTACCGTTTGCATAGCTGTGCTGCGGCGCATAAACCTTCGCCGGATTTGCTTTGTCTATGCCGGTAATGTTGACGGCAGCGTTTAGCACTACGGCACGGTTGCGGTAGTACCGGAAATTGCGGTCGGTAGCGACAATCATAAGCGCGTCTTGTGCGCTGAATTGGAACGGTATCAGGCTTCCGATCCTGTTGTTCTTCGTCAGGCCGACATGAACGCTACCGGGACGCTTTCGCAAGCCACCTTGCGGCAGGGGTATGAAATTCTCACAACGGCTGAGAGACTTGAGCAGGACTTCAAGATCGGAGCGCTGCGCCACCAACGGTGAAATTTCACCGCCAACAAAATTGATCAAGACTTGTGCGCCCCTCTTACCCATTGTCAGGCCACACGACTGTAGGCTGTTCAAGATCGTTGCCAAACCAGTCGCCACTCCGCCAACGAGCTTCAGAAAACGGATTGCGGTCTGCGATTTGCAACGGGCGAGCTTGGCGATTGATAGCCTTCGCTTCTTCCTCGCTCATCAAGTAGCGTTGATGGAGCGCCGCCTGTATTGCCGGATCACCAGTGATAGGCAAGGCTGCTTCCTTCGCCAAGGCAAAAACAAGTGTCTCGACAAACACTGAATCCATTTGAACAATGTCTGTCAAGTCAGCGGTATAAAGAATATATAGCGAATTAGGCGGTGTGCTGCCGCTATCTCCGTAATACAGAACACGTCCGGCAAGGTCATAGGAATACTTGGTAGTTGGGCACCACTGATCCCTTTGTGTACCGACCTGGCGCAAAACTAAAAGGTCATCTGGTAACGTGTAAGCGCCGCTGAAATTGAACAACGGAGTAGTGTCAGTCTTGAGCGAAGCGACGCCGTATTTACGCGCACAATTCCAGGCAAACTTGCTAAGCAGCGCCCGCCTGGTCTGATCGTAAATCATGCTGCCGACCGTGGCAGCTACGTTATCAGGGTCGTCAAAACTGGTAATAGCCTGCTGCTTCAATTGAAGCAGTGCCAGGTTATATATCGTAAGCGCATCACTGGGAGCACCCATCCTGCCCCCTTTCGGTTAACCCGATTCGCCAGAAACTGAGAAGCTGGTTACTGTAGTATCGTTATCAGCAGTCGCAGTCGGCAAATTGACTTTGATGTTGATCGCTGAGGTTTCAGCTTCAGTAGCTGTAGCGCTGAGCGCGTTAAACAAAACGCCGTTAGAATAGCCTGCTACGCTGATCTGCTGAGTATTCGTACCGGTGCGGGTGACTTCGATATCGGCGTAAAAATCTTTGGCGTTGGAAGCCGCGTTGAGCAAGGTTATAGTAGTGCCGCCAAACACAAACTGAACCTGCTTGGTATTAGCGTTAGCGGCAGTAGTGCCAAAAATTCGAATCCGGAGCGCGTGTCCGGACGTCACCAACGAATAGGCAGGCAAAACATAAGTCGCGCTTTTCGCACCGCTGGTCTTTGATAGAAGGCTGGTATTCATGCGATAGAGAGGCCCGCTAAGAAAGCCTCTCGCCGGAATAGCCGCGCCTGTTCTCGGCGCCCCCATCTGATAGACAGCCGACTTACGGAAAAGCGTCGGGCCGGGAATATCGTTGGGGTAAGTGGTTGGCAGCGTTATTTGAGCCACCACGGGCGGTACTGCCAGCAGAAGAAGCGCGGTGGCTAAAATAAGTTTACGCATGTCATTCCCTCGATAAAGACCAGCTAGCCAGGCTCAGGAGCAGACCTAGCCAGCCGGAGTCAGTGTCGCGCGCCCGGTGATCTTGCCGCCGCTGGTACCTGCAACGTTGGCTGTAATCACGATATCGTAGCGCCCACGCTTAGAACCGACAGCAAAGCTGTCACCAGCGATTTCGTACAAGCACTGCTGCGTGGCCTCGTGCGTCAACGCTGCAAGACCGTCTAGCGCCTGGTTGCCGGCAACGCCGTCAAATCCTTTCTTGTGCGCTACCGACAAGTCAAGAGCGTTCGCAAGACAGTTCGCTGATACTGCTGCCCCAGTTTTCGGATCATAAAGACCGATGCTATAGGATGTCCCGCCAGTCAGAGCGGCGTTTTCAATCCAAAGCTCTTTCAGCTTCGCATTGAACGGCACATCCTGGAAGAGCAGATAGGTCGAGCCGTTGCTATCAGAAGCGCTGGTAGTGACAGTGTTCTGTAGCGCTTTTTCGCCAACCCCGCTGATCGCAGAAATTGCGTTGCCACCGGGAATTTGCGTTTTACTGGAAATGTAGCTGACGACGGCCATTTGCTTTTCCTCTTAGACTTGCTTTGCAAAGACGAACACGAATCAAGCGAAGCCTTAATAGGCTGTCGTTTGAACCTTCTGAACGCGATTGCCTTCCATGCGAACCGCACCACGGATGGTTTTGGCGAGCAACTGATCGGTGTCCCAGCGATCATTACGCCGCTGCCATATCACTTCCGTAAGACCGGCTGCCACTCTGACTGCACCACTAGCGACAGCGTAGCAATCGCGCGTGGTGGACGAAACCTTCAAAATCGGGTTGGTCATTTTCGAGCCGAACATGATCACGTTCAGGTCCATGACCTTACGCAGCACACCTTCGTCAACCACCTTGCGGTCGGTGTAGTCGGCATTGATCAGCTCGGCTTCTTTCATGAACTGCTGATGCTCTTGCTCTGTTATCAGCAGGTACTTTTGAATGGCGCCTTCGATACCGATTTCATAACCTTGGAAATTGGCATCGATTTGCAGAAGCACATCGTAAGTAGCGCCGCTGGTGGCGTCAATAGTTATCATGCCGTCAGAAGCGGCAGAAAGCGCAACCGTGCCATCCTTGCCGGTATAGACAGTGGCATCAAGCGAGTTGACAACGCAGCGGTCAAAGTCACGCTCGATAGCTTCAGCAGAACGCATCGCGTATACAGAACGCGGGTCAGTCAGCTCTTTTCTGACGTCATTTTCATCAAGGAAAAACGCCAGACCCATGCGGTCCGCGCTGAGCATACGCCGATCCCAGCTCAGATCAGACGGGATGATCTCAGGGGAGCGAGTATTGAGGTTTTGAAGTTCAGCGCTGCCAACACGATCTAAGAACAGCTTTTCGCCCGTGAGCTGTTCCATTTCAACGAAAGCCCGAGTACGCGCTTTCGTCTGCTCTGCGAGCTTGTAAACGCTGTCTTTATAGGCATTGAAATAGTGTTGAGGAATCGTCGGGTTGAGGTCGGCCATGGATACAGCTCCAAAGATCGGCAGTCATTTTTGGCTGTTGGTCTTGGAAACGCTCCCCGGCTTGCCGGACGCTCTTTCGACTGCGGACCCCGCCATTAATTGGGCTGCCCGCGGCCGTAATTACACTACGGCTAAACTAATCTGTCAAGCCGGTTTAGTTGACTAAGCTAAGCGACCTGGAATTTCTTCCAGGTCGCCTGCTTTTCCACCCGCCCGAGGAAAACCTATTGCTTCATTGTCAGCTCATATTCTTCTTTATATAAAGCGTCTAGCTGATCATGTATCCGTTTGAATTCTTCAAATGGATACTTGTTCTGATAAGCAGGATTATCACGCAGCTTCATAATCTCGGCGCGTATTTGCTGTGGTGTCCTGCCGGGAGTAGCAGCACCGCCCCCGACTTTATCATTGGCGAATACGTTTCGATGGATGTAATCCATAGCAAAAATGAGCGCTGCATCGGGACTGTTAGCGAATTCCTGCGGCAACCCGATTTTGGATAGCGTCTGTTTCGCCAGCTCACGGACGCCCTCCGCCCGCTCGCCAAACACCTTTTTGAAGGCTTCTATTTCTGCCTGCTGCCGCTGCGTTTCATGCTGCGCTGCCGCTTCAACCAAGGACTTGACCATGTTCAAGTTAAACCGGTCAAGCATTTCCGCCATTCCGGCAAACTGTTTGGGAGTCAAGCCGAGCTCATGCGCTTTTGCCTTCGCCACTTTGCTTAGTTCTTCGTTCGCGTTCTCTTTCCAGAGCGCTTGAACAGCTTCCGGTTCGCCAGAAAGGTCGGGAGCTTTGTACTCATAAGCATCTGCGGAATCCGGCACACCAATCGCTTTACGAAAAGCCTGCAACTCTTCCGGCGAGGCGTTCTCGCCAGGGATGGCAACACGATTAGCGAGCTTACCTATCTGTTGTTCTGCGTTAGCGTAGCTCTTAGCGAGCGCGTGCCACGGATTCTCAGACTTGGAAAAGTTTTCGGCCCATTTCGCTGACCGGTATTCTTCCGGCAAGCTCTCTATAAACGGGCGCGCCTCCAGCGCAGCCATTGCTTGTGGATCTGGCGCCGCTGATTGAACTATTGCCGAAACGCCCACATCTGGCAATTCTTCTGTTGACATAATGGTTATTCCTCCTGATTTTCAATCAATGCTCTGACGCGAGCAGACAAATTCCGTCTGACACGCAACCAGAGGTCTCGTTTCGATTTGTTGTAGATCGTCGAAAGGGCGTTAATTTCGCCCGTATTGTGGTTGACAGCAAGAGTGTCCCTGTCATAGAGGGACCACTCAAAAATGTCGCGCAACACTTCCAAGCCTTCTGGCGTATTCGCCACCAGCTCATACGCCCGCTGTAAATCGCTCGGCTCGCTTTTCTTACGTCGTGCCAAAAGCTAACCCTCCTGCTTGCGCAGCATCTTTAGCTGCTTTCGCTTGATTCTTCTGGATGGTAGATTGCTGTTCTTGCGCTTGCAAGTCCGCCATTTGAGCTTGTGCCTGCTGCCGCGCCTGCCGTGCCTGGTCGCGATCATCGCTTGCCCGCAATACTGCCGGTGGTGCGCCAACATGGTGCGCGTAAAGCTCAACCGTATTGTCTATATCAAGATTGTCGAGCGCATCCGCGGCGCCGCCATTCACCATCGCCATGACAAAATTTGTCAGTTGTTCAATACCTTGCTGAGAATCGGCTGCCATGGCGCGAGCCGCCGGTGAGCAAAAACGAACCGCAAAAGGCAGCTTGCCTGTAGCGTCCCAAAAATCTGCCACTACTTTTGGCATCACAAGTGGGATAACACCATCGTTTTTCATGTGGGTAATAAGCACCGCGTCGCGGATCGGGTGAAAGCCCAGCATATTGCGACGCCATAGAACATCCAATACCCACATGATCGCCGGGTGCAAAACTTCCGACATTTGACGGGCGAAGTAATTACCCAAAGCCTGGTTGCGGAAGTCAGTCCTGACTCTCACTTCGCCTAAAGTCATGCGGGTTTTGTTGTTAAAATCCAAAAGTTTGTCGAGCAAAAACTTGACCATGATCCTTTCTTCGATCTGGTTCATACGCTCGTTGCCCACTCGCGGCTCTGGTACGTCGATCAGCTTTTCTACTGGCGGGCGTGTTGACTCGACCATGCCTTTAGAAGTAATAAGCATGTTTTTGCCGTCCATGCCCAGGTCAACAGTGTCAATGTTTCCGAATTGGTCAGCGCGAATTCCGACAGGCGGCCCGTAGTGTAAGCCGAGAGCCTTGTTCATGCTGGCAGTGATCAGATTGGCTTCCCTTATTGTCGGCATGGCGTTCATTGCCAGGCTGCGCCCATAAACTTCACCAGGACGTTTACGGAAGCGGCTAATCCAGGTTGTAAGCCTGTCCAAGCCGTCAACCTTCAAAATGTTGTCGGTGTCAAGCTCCATGTGAATCGAGGCCCACGCTTTGTTTATCTTAGGCGCGCCACGTCTGCCTTGAGGCCGTGGGTATATGATGTGGAGAACACGAACGATGTCTTCTTGATTCTCAATGACGTTGTACTTTCTCTGCACCTCGTCAGAGCAGTTTTTCAAGCCGTAGCGCTCGACAACCTGTGAAACCGTCCATGAATACTCAAACGCAACAGAATCGATCCTGTTGCGGTCGCCTTCCGCGATTAGGCATGTCTCGATTGAAGCCGCGCGGAAATAACACGGGTTGACCAAATCATACTCGTCTTCTTCACCAACTATCCCGCTTGTGCCGAGCGTAATCTGCTCGTGAATATGCTCGGCAAACGCTGTTGACCAGCCGCACTCTTCGTTAGCAAAAGGTTGCCGTGCCCGCTGTGTGACTTCCTCGTAATACGCTTTGACGTCTTTTTTACGGAGCAGCTTTTTCATTTCCGGCGAAGTCGCCATCAATGGGTGAGGCACTACTTCGAAAGACTCTTGCGCGTTGGGCCAGAGAGCGCCGGTAAATGCGGCCGCTGCTTGCTCGGCGCAATCTACGGCGATGTCGTTGTGAACGCCTTTGACTGTTACTCGCGGTGTAAATGTCGCACGGCTGGTGTCGCCCCACCAGGCATTGCGCAGCAGAACGTACTTGGAAATTTGGTCGAAGGTATCGCGCATACCATGGCGGTACTGAAGCATCCGCTGGTAGCGGCGTCTACAGTCAGAAGCCAGCTCTGTGTTAATCACGCCTAGTTACCCAAGATAGTGAGCCTGCCTGTGTTCACCCTGTTATTGCGCAAGCCTTGTGACGAAGTACGGATGAAGTCGAGCACGCCGAGCGCGGCTGCGCGGCTAATATCGCTACCGGCTACGGCGTCGCCTATCTTCTGCTTTACACCAGCGGCAATTGTTGAACGCTGCGCCGCGGCAGCCGCGCGGCTTGCTGCTTGCTGCTGTAGTAATTGTTGTTCAGCGGCGTTCAGTTTAGCCAGGTCGCTTCTGATGCTCAATTCTGAACTTGAGGGACCGCTTTTGAATAACCCGCCAAAGCCCATTAGTTTACCTCCGTCCCAGTTAGCTTAACATCCTTAACGGTCAAAGTCACTCAAAACCCGGGCCACTTCTGACGGCTTGGCGTGAGACATGAATTCCCGCGCCAAGCGCTGCAATTCCGCCGGGCGTTCACCAGCGACCTCATAGGCGAAGGTCAAAGCGCAAGCATCAGCGATGTCAACAGATTTCCCATAACTCTTCTTGATCTCGTCTTTCGGTTTAATCTTGATCTTCTCAGAGCCGGTTTGCTGAACGAAGTCAGGAATGGCGAGCAGGTCGCCAGTTACCCGGTCTTCATTCGGAATGGAAACGTGTTCGCCGGTGTCACCGAACCAATCGCGCATGTTCATGTACATTTCGGCGCGTTTATTAGCGTATCGAGGTTCGCTTGACTGAGCGCCGAAATGGATGACATCGACTTGCCGACTGAAACCCAATTCGCGTAACCGGCTGGCGGCACCTTCACCGATGGCGTAGTCGATGAAGCATTTAGCTACTTTCTTGCCGTTGTAGCCATTAGCCAGGAATCGAGCGATTATGCCCACCAACTGCATGTCGTCCATTTTGTCCCAGACCATTACTTCCCGGATGACTTTTCCTTGCCGGAAACAGATGGCGGTCCGGTCGCCACTGCGTGCCGGGTCTACGCCCATAATCAGCGGTGCGTAGGGGTCAAGAGCGATAGTGCCGTTTTTGCCGTTTGCCGCCGCGCGGTACACCGCATCCGGTGGGTAAAGAGTATCCTTAGAGGCCTGAAAGGACTCATCAATCGTGCTTGGATATTCCTGCTTAAAGAGCCAGAGAGCGCCAAGGTCAGCGATCATCATGTGCCGCCAGTACAACCGGCGGAGCTGTTCTTCACGCGACTTGTGCTTCAAATGCATTTCCGCGTGAATGAGTGCCTCCTCGTTCGGTTCCCAGCCGGGCGGTGGCTCTGTCTGATAACGCGGGTCGTTATGGTAAGGGTCAAAGAAGATCCGCCAGCGGTTTGTTTTTTGAGTCCATAAGCCTGTTTTCGGGTCGAAGTTTTCCAATGTTTGCTGGACAAACTTGTGCCATGGTGTCTCGCGTCCTTTACTCGTTGTTTCCCGATAGGCTTCTGATCCGATGCTGAACGAGAGTGCCGGATAAATTGAAGCCGCCACCTCTGCCGCGTTCTCCCAGCTTGTTTCCTCAGAGCCGTGGAAGAAGTGAGCGTTATCAGAGCGCACCGCGTCCGGTGACCCGGCTGTAGCGATTGTTACCTGAGCGTTATTGGCGAAGACAATCTCTTTTGTGTTCTCGACCGGACGACCGGGCGTGATGCTTTCCGGTGCCGCCGCGCACATCTTCCTCATGCGCCGCAAAAACTTTCCTGTCGAGTCGCGGGTGTGGCTGACGATCAGAACTTTCAAACCAGGGGTTTTGGTGCATTTCCAGTAAGCGCGTGATTGAATCTCGGTAGACCAGCCGACCTGGCGAGGCTTCACAACGCCGAGCGCGACGTAGCCGACCTCCGCCAGCATTTGATCGGCTGCCGCCTGAAAGGCACGCTGACCAGGGCGTTTGATGTAGGGAACTAAACCGGCGGTTGAATCTTCCCGCCACAAGGCTTCAAACTGAGCGACGTCCAGTTCTGTGAACTGAATGTCTTTCGGTTCGATTTTCACTATGTGCCGGCAAAAGAAGTCGTGGTCATACAGCAAGCGCTGTAACACGTCCCATTGTTGCGAGTCCATGTCGGCAAGAGGCATTACAGAACGTCCTCCCACGATACCGGCTTGGCGAGAAGTTCACCAGCGGGTTCAATGACGGTGACGGAAGGTGAGTTGACAATTTCCTGATACCGTTTCTCCGCGGCGCCTATTTCGGTGAGTAGTTCGCCCAGTGTTTGAATTTTGTGTGTATTCTCCACGTACTGAGTTGGCTTGCCATGTCCACGGTCGAGTAGTGAATTGGCCGCGGCTATCCTCGCCATGACGCTGGCTTTTGGATCGTCGAGAGCGAGAGCGAGAGCCATGATTGCTTTTTCCGTATGTTCCGCCGCCAGTTCTTTTAGTGATTTTTTGACTGGTGGTTCAGGTGGAGTAGTCTGTTCGGTTTGAGTAGTCCGTTCGGTTTGAGTAGTCCGTTCGGTCTGAGTAGTCCGTTCGGTTTGAGTAGTCCGTTCGGTCTGAGTAGTCTGTTCAGACCGAACAGCCGCCGGGTTGGTGTCCAGCGGCTGATTCAGTGTGTTTTGACCGGACGGTTCAATCGTCATCTGAGAGTGCTGCAATTTCGGCTTCCATGGACTTCGGCACCATGGAATCTTTCCGTTCGAGCTTTTGCTGCTCGCGGTCAAATGCTTCCGGTTCGGTCAGAATCAGCTTGATCGCCTGGCGTAATGAGTTAGCATCCGGGTACAGGTGTGGATCGACTGCTGTTTCTCGCTGTTCGCGTTCACCAGTGCGTAGATCAACGTGGATGTAGGGGACAGTGCCTATTTCTTCCGCGTATTTGACAAGCTGCGCGTAGTCGGCAATCCAGTTCAGGCGGTGAAGTGGGTCACGGATCGGCGGCAAGTCACCTTCGACTTTCACCAGTTGGACAATGCGAACATTCGTGCCACCAAGTTTTTCCATGAGCTTGGTTTTCTTGTAGCGGTGAAAGAGGCCCAGTGGAGTGAAATCCTTGTTCGCCACTGCTTGCAGCGGCCAGCGATAAGTCTTCTCGAACGGTACGTGCTCGTAACCATCGGCTGTTTTCTTGTAATACGTGCCTGCATAAGTGGCTTTGATTGACGGCGGTTCGACTGCTCTGGCTGCCGCTTGTTTCACTATGTCCAGTGCTTTGGGTGCTGTCATCTGACGACTCCTGATTCGACTCGCTCGTCAGAGTAACCCAACCGCCCTGATTTTGCAATATGCCCTGATTAACGAGCTTGTGTTGTCAAGTTTCGAAATTTCTGAGCCCGGGCGTGATTTGCTAAGTTGTCATGATTCTAAATTTTGGGGCTTGCTAAGTTGTCATGATTCGAAATTTTGGGGTTTGGGGTGTACGTAGGTTTTGTCGCCCGCCGGCGCCCGCCCGTCAAGGGGTTCCATAGGGGCCAGGGCGAGCATGCTTTTCAAGGGCAGCCGCCATGCCTGGGACAGGTCGAGGAAGTATTCCGCTAAGCGTCATCAGCACTTGACATAACAGCTTAGCGTAGTATGACGGCTTACCTAGCATGACAGGTTAGTGTGGTATGACGGCTTACCGGCTCAACCGTCATACTGTCATGACCCTACCTTGTCAATAGATTAAACGCGCTTGACAACCGCCCTGAGGACAAGTCAAGGGTACCCGGCAGTTTGTCAAGCGCGCTTGACAATACAACTAAGACAATCCTGACGGCTTAAGCTACTTGACAATACAGCTAAAGCGTTAAGCCGTCATAATCTAAGTTGTCGTGCCCGGAAACGCTGCGCCCGTGAGGTGAGCACTAGGAAAACAGTAGATTTTACTGCTACTGACCAGGTGTTCTATGTTTTTTGCAGTTTGTATTTATAGAAAACGAGCATAGCCATAACATATCTATCGTATATACCCCTCTTACTTCACCAGTCTTCTAAAATCAATAATCACTAAGAGCACTAACAGTAAAATTCGGTGATTTGCCTATTGCTCTAACCATGTTCTCAAGTCCACTCGACAACTACCCATCAGCTAAAAAATTTAATCCAGACAACTAAGCTAACCTGACAACTAACGATGTACAATTACAGCTAAGTTAGTCGCCTACCCGGAGAAAACAACAATGCAAACAACAAACAAAATTCAATCTCTTACGCCCGAACAAGTAGCGGCAATGCCTGAATACGTCAATAAATGGGCCTCAATTGGTCTATCTACTAGGCTTACAGATGATCAAAAAGGTACAGCCGCTATTATCCAGATGTACAAAGTGGCTGGATATAAAGCGCCCAAAGTTTACTGGCTTGATTCACCATTGGCGGCCACTTTAATGGCGGCTGGATTCTGTAGCCGGTCTAGCCTTCAAAAAGTCAGAGAAAAACATCCTCAGCTAATTAGCCGAATACTTTTCTCGGTGAGGGATCAGGTACTTAGCCAGGTAAGTGAACAAATATTCGCTCAAGTGGCTAATCAGGTGAATATTGCAACCCGCAATTGTGGGGCCAATAAAACCCTTGACTGTATACGCGCCCAAATATTGAGCCAAGCAATAATTGATGAGGTAGACATTCTTGGCAGAAGTTATTGGTATGAGGTGTTACCAGGTAGCCTAAATACAGCACATATTTGTGCTGCCTATGACTTTTATGCTAACGCCATGCACCTGGACATCGGCTATGAGAAGTTAGCGCCAATAATTGGCGTAGCAGAACAAGCCTCGATTGTCTACACGTTTAGTGATCGCGTATTTGCGTCACGCAAAATGAGCAAATGTTCACTTGATGAGCGAGGGCGGCCTCATTGTGAAGACGGCCCGGCCATATTGTTCAATGACGGATTTTCCGTTTATGCACGGCATGGAGAAGTACTATTCAGAAAAGAATGGTAATCACTGGCTGAATGGTAGTCACTGACTAAGAGGGAGAAAACAACAATGCAAGAGAAAAACAAGATCTTGTCTATTACGCCAGCAGAGAAATTCATGCAGACTCAGTACATCAATAAGTGGGTATCAATTGGTCTATCTATTGAACCCACTGATGAGGATAAGGGAACCGCCGCTATTGTCAAGATGTACGAGATAGGGGGCCTTCCGGCCCCCGAGGTTCACTGGTTCGATTCGCCAATATCAGCACTTTCAGCAATAGCCGTTGACGCTGAGCGAGACTCCAGGATAAATCCTGAGACATTCAGCCAGGTAAAAGAACAAGTGTACGATCAAAT